CGTTCAAAATGCCAGTTGAACGGCAACGCATCAATATTATTTACCCTACCGGAACCAAAATATTCTTCGCGCCCTACTGGGCTCATCTTGTATCGGACTTCCCCAATCGTGAATGTCAAAGTCTCTGCCAGAAGTAAATTATCAATCGAATATTTTTCCTGGCCAGCAACAGCCGTGAAAGTATATTCCTGATAATAGGGAATGAATGCAGAGTCACAAAATGGTACAGCAAGTAAATTATTAAGTAGTTCTAAGCCTACACCTGCATCACCCCCACTGACGGAGTCGAAATCTCTCGAATATTTACCCGATAGATAAAACGCACTCGTCACTAATTGCAATACTGTGTAGGCCATAGAACTGCTCCATATTTTACAGGCTCATTTTAAAACCTGAAACCAATAATGTGGTCGCACATGATGCCGCACTATTGATATATTTGATTTTAGGTACACCACTATCCAACGCACACATCACTTCAGCTTGAGCAATTTGCGCCTTAGCAGCTACTACACCAGATACTTGCACCCCAGCTGCACCTGAACTATCAAACGGAACAAGGTTTACATCATCTGCTGCCGTAGCGGCCGTAAAGGATACCGACATAATGACTGAGGTACTCGCAAACGCTGGAACGGCATTGGCCAATGAGACCGCCGCTAACGTTGCCGATGCACCAGCAGACAATACACTTAGACCCGTATCATACATAAATGTACGTTCACAGTGATTGCCAAACCATTTACCTAGCAGTAGATCAGCTGAGCCATCAGTACGCATACAACCAATCATTCTATAACTAGAATAACTGCCCGGAGTCGTCCCCGTAGGCATTAATGGACCCGTTGCACTGGTACTGAGAATACAACCAGTTGGGCTATAGCCAGACTCATCACCAATGATGTAGACATAATAGAGGGTGTTGTTAGCAGCTGAACCCGTATCAAGACCGTTAAGACCATTGATACTGATATCAACATCTACAGAAGCAGCTAGGACTAAGTCCATTACATTTTCACTATCTCTAGCTTGTCCGGCTGCAACATTAACAATGGTATCAGGTGATGTTGCATCATTCGTAAGCTGTAACCCATCAATATATTTGTAGGGTTGATTAACTAATTGTGTTAAAGCCATTCTTATTACTCCTATATTACGCGAGTGGGAATGCGATACGCATAGAGTAAACAGGATGGAGGAATGATCCCCATACTGCATCATGCACAAACAAGTTTTGGTTTTGGCCAATCAACGCACCATAAGTCAATCGGATAGATACACCAGTATCTTCGTCATATTCATTGGCAGTTGGGAATGGTTCTTGACCGGGCAATTTAGGCATTGCTAGGAACATAGAGTCACCACCTACCACCAAACCACAAATATGGTCACCAATACTCGTTACCTTCATACCAGCTGCTAGGGCATTAGTAATCTGGATAGCAGCATTGTTATTTGATACCCATTTCAGACCAGGCTCAATGTTAATAGTAACTTGCCCACCAGCCGTAGATGCAGCATCCGCGGTTGCTCGGAACTGTACTTTTTGTGCAGAAGGAGCATGACCAATATAAGTTAGGAAACGTTGGTTTGGTTGCCCAGATACACCATCACTAAATGTGAAGATATCACCTGCTTTAACTGCATCTGCATCTGAAGCGCCAGCACCACTAAATGTAAGTTGAGTTACATTGTTTCCGGTTGCATCATTGGTGCTAACCAATGTCAAAACTGTACCAGCTGAACCTACTGTACCGGCAGTATGTCTAGGCAATAAGTTAGACTGAATATAACGTACGGGTGGTGCACCAAAGGTACCAACATCCCAGCTTTGAGCAATATCATTGTTTCGATTAGTCGCAAATTCACCTAAACCAGTACCAACGATTGCAGGAACATGGACAGATGGCAAGAAGACTTTAATGTCATTGTGAGGCATACCGAAGTCTTTAAAGTTCGCAATGATTTGTGCTAGTTGTTGGTAGCTGTTAATTGCAGTTGAGCCATCACCATACATACGGAATGGGCCTGATGCAGTGTTAGCAGAACCTGATACTTCACTGATCACTGAGGAGTTAGCATTTTTTAGGATGCTATGCTCAATAGTAGAACCAATTTCAGCAATGATAGAACGACCGAAGACACGGACATAAGAGTCAGCATCTGGTTTTTCTACGTTGAAGATTCTTTGTTGAGACGTGAAGTCTAGAGCAGAGTTCAAAGATTGGTCTACGGTTAAGGTTTGAACCAACTGAACTGAAGGTTGAGGACTAGCAACCAGGCCTTGAACTGTCAAAGCACGAGGTGGCTCGTCAAAGGTTACGCTTGAACCTAAGTTAGCCTCAATTTTGTTAAAGTCTTTAAATTTAGTATTAGCTGTTGCAATGGCACCGCAATAGTTCTGTAAAAGCGCGAGTCCACTACGTTGATAGGTTTGTACCTGTTGCAAAATATTAGTTGGCAATGCCATGTTACTAACTCCACATAGATCTTATATCGAGATAGTACCGGCGTTTACCTAGAGGAAACTTACCAAGAATACTTTGGATTGTTTCTTAGATCTCTAACACTACGACCGCCACTATCAACCCCTAACGTGGAACCGTCTAGTTGACTGAGCGGCTTAGGTGCACTAGGTGCATCTTTGGCAGCATTGTTAGCTTCGATTGAACCAACCAGCTTTTGAACTTCTTTAGCTGCTCTTGCGGGAGCAAACCCGAGCATGTTTCGGATAGTACCCAACTTAATAGGATTTTCTATCAATTCCTTCAAAGCATGGGCTTCATTACCGCGGGCATTCTCATAGAGTAACCCCAATACATCAGGCATAGCAGTTAGGTCGACATCTTTAGTGACTTCTTTAAAGCCAGGAAGATTATCTTCCGCATCTTTAAAGGTAGTATATAGATGTTGGCCAATTTCATAAGCTTGTTGATGTTGACGCTGTTCTTGCTCTTGCTGAGCTTTACGTGAAGCAGCCTCTTCAATCATCGCTTGAACTTGATCAGCAGATAAGTTGGAAGGAGCCGGAGAACTTGCTTGTTCATCAGCCACATTTGAAGAAGAATTTTGTTCCGACATTTTAGCCTCGAATTGTTTTAGTGCTTGGTCTCGTCCAGCCTGCCTTGCCTTAGCTGCAATCTCATTAACTTTAGATTGCGGAATCATGGGCTCAGAAGCTTCAGAGGAATCTTGCGCTTCAACAATAACTTCTTCTGGTGTTTCCACCGTATCAACTGTTTCAGTCATTTGGTCCTCGTTCGACTTTATCCTAGTCACAGTGCTTTGCCTGATTTACGTGTCAGTAACGGCTATATACCCTTAGCTGGTACATAAAATATAGCATCAGTCCTAAATGTACGCAAGAGATTATGTAAAATAATTATGCAAGTAGATGCGGTGCGATTGGTACATACGATTTGGCCAAATTTGGTTTTGACTTAACCTAATTCGGTTTTAATTAGGTAAAAGTGTGATATAATACTTAGGCAAACCAATCTCCCTGACTCATCCATACTAGAGCTCGTTCACCACGGGCTCTTTTTGTATAAGTAGGTTTTATAGGTTTAATCGGTTTATGAGTGGCAGCTGAGGGAATGTGGCAGAATAAAAAAAGGTAACTGAAAAGAATCTCAACAAACAACGAGAATTATCCCATCAGTTACCAAGCTGTTGAATACATAAACACTCTTTAGCGTTTTTTCTTAGCCATGCGTGCAGCTTCTTTCGCTTTCATAGCATGCTCATGTGCTTTTTCCGCTTTGCGGTGTGCACGTTCCACTTTGCTATGCATAGCTTGCATTTTACGTTCCAGCGCAGTGATATCTTTACGGCTAATTTCAGCCTCTTTCACTGTACGCATACCTTTTTTGTCTTTACGAACTTTATCCATTGTTTTATCCTTATTAGATGAGTTACTTTTTTCTCCCAACATTTTATCGGCCTTGCGGTCGATCTTGTCGAGCTGTGCCTTACTCAGATTTCCTTTATCGTATTCTTTCTGAGCATAGGATTTAGCTGATATCGCATGACCTCGGTCAGTAATCGGATATTTTCGTTGTTTAGGTAATCCGAAAACACTATCAGGTAATTTTTTACGTTGTTTAGTACTAAGGTCTGCCATTGTTTACTCCAAAATATTCCTTATATTCGTCTTCAGTTAAAGGGGAAGAATTATAAACCTTATTGACCACTGCAGATTTACTGTTTTTCCAGTCGTCATTAACGGGTACCAATACCACGGTAGTAACACCATCTTTCCCAACATAGAGCTTTGGGTTAACATAATTATTAGTACCAGGACCATATGGGAATATATATTTCCCATCATGGTAAATAAATTCGCCAAAAAGAATAGCATCACATTCAGCTACCAAATTCGCACTTTCTGCTTTACGCCAGTTTAACCAAGGCTGACCTCTTTTTTTCTTAAGAGACATTTTGGCCTTATCACCTGAACCCAGGGGGATAACTGCATCAGGCCCCCGTACTTCAGTGACTTCATCCTCGTTTGCTCGTTCAAGTACTTGTGATGAATCCAGGTTAGGAAGTACCTCACTAGCTTGTTCTGGAATTTCCGGCATGTTATATACCCCACTTGTTATATAAATAATTAGTTACCGTCTCACGTTGCGCGACAATTAATGGCGCCGAATAAATAATTAATTCTTGAATGGTACAATTACAATATCCCCCACTCGTTGTGTAATTAGCTCCGACATAAAGCGGACCACTAATCACGTTAGGGGTACCAGTGCCCGCATCAGTAAAGGTCTGACTTACACCATTAAGATAATACACATTACCCTCATCACTATTACCACCACCTGTTCTCAGGACATTAGCTAATTGAAAGGTATCACTAGGATATCCCCCATATGGGCCAAATGTATACCAACCTAGAAAAAGATTGGCATTAGTGTCTTGGGCACCGAATTGATAAGCATTACCCCCAGCAGTTGGAGTACCATAACCAAAAAGAATTGGATAACCTCCAGCTCCATCTACATCAATCTCACCAGCAAAATATATTTCAAATCCGGGATTACCTAGTAAGAAATCCCACGCCGCAGCGGTAAGCATCCCATCAGATGTCCCGTCGAAAAATACGCCAGGCATATCTCGGTTGCTATTTGCTTGAAATGTTGGTTGATTCGCCCCAGTACCTTGTGATTGTCCTCTACGATAAAATGATTTATCTGACCAGGATGCCATACTCGCGGTATCGGCATTCCACGTCCCATCATTATTAGGATCTGATGCATCAAGCCAATACAGTAAGTTTGGCATGATTAAAGGTAGTGGAGCAGCTGCTGTTTGCATGGTTAATCTCCTACATTAAATTCAGTTGATAACTGTACATCAGCTGTACCCAGAGTCTATTTGATCCCGAATTACTAGATACCGTCACTGAAATTTGATCTAAAAAAGTAAAAGTATTGGACGAAGTAATGGACTGAGTGGCTAAGGTTGTACTAACTGCGAGTGTAGTCATAATCACAGCACTGCCATTAATATTTACCGTTAAATTATTAGTACCTGTGTCACGCACTGCATAGGCAGCAATTAAAGTGCCAGGCTTATCTGCCACTTCAACCAAATAAGTGCCATTGGCGGCAGAAGGCAAGTCAATTCTCATACTACCTAATAAGGTAGTAGTCCCACCAACCACATCCCAATAGTTCACACCACCAGAGACTTTGCTCAAAAAGACTTTAGCGCTGCCACCAGAAGCAACAGTGGTATTACCATGTAGAATATCTGTACCTTGTTTTAAAAAGGTTACATCTTCAGGACCATTATTTTTAAGTTCGAAAAACGAACCTTGAGGCAAGGTGGTGGTTGATTGCTGAGGTAGAGTAAGATCAACTGCACTCGTCGCGGTCACATTAACATGTGTACCCATTTCATCATCGGATAAAGTTTCAGTCGCGCTAATCGCTCGCTGCGGCATGATATACTCAAAACCATCGGTTTGAAATTTAGCTACTAAAGAGCCATTGGACGAAACACCAATCGCGTCGGAATCCTGCTGAAAGAATCCTGAGTCAGTATAGTTGGCTAATCGTAATGATGGAGCACTTACAGAACCAGCCCCAAAACTAATAGTTCCAGAGGTCAAGTCACCTGTGAATGTAGTAGCAACTGTTCCAGTACCACTTGAATAAATATTGTAAGCTTCTTGTGTAGCCTCAACCCCATAACCAATAACAGCTTGCAACTGAGTAGAGTTAGTAACCGCACCTTCTTTCAAATTGTATTGAAATAATGCTTGATAAGGACCACCACCACCACTCACGGTAGGGCGGACCCATGTCTGCATAGTATCGTAAGAAGTAGATGTATCTGTACCACTAACCGTCACCTCAGCAAATGTGACGGCGTCATCGGTTTCTAAGTTCTGATTTAGGGCTACGTTGGCATTCAATGTTAGCTGCCGATCACTATCACCAGTTACAAAACTCAACGTTCGATCAGCGGTAAATGTTGATGCTGCACTGATGGTCATCGTGTAAGTACCAACACTATCAAAAGTCTCTAAGCCTTGATAAGGACATTGAACAGTTCCAAAAAATTTATGGGTAATGTCACCTGCACCATTAGAGTAGGTAGTCTTTGAAACTTGGTATGATGTATCATCGCCAGATGCATACCGCATTTGTTCAGTAAGCAATGTGCTATTACCTGCGGCTCCCGTTTCTAATTGATATTTAATACCAGTAGAAAATTGAACCCCCCCATCAATTGGACGGTATAAAATAAGAATATCTTCTGGCGTTCGATCTGTTACCGTTCCGCTTATTGTTACAGTAGCTGTGAGAGTAGTAACCACCGATTGAATATACAGAGCAAGATTGGCCATCGTTAGCTTACGACTTAATGGGGTTGTAGCGACATCTATAGCAACCGCC